TGATAATGATTTTGCATCGTTTACTGAATTAAGATCTTCTCTTTGATCTTCTTCAAAGTTTATTGACCCACTTCCAGTAAATGTTTTAATTACTTCACTCATCTATTTTTCCTTTCTCATATAAGTTAATTTTAATAGGATAGTATCTTCTTTCTTGTCTGTCCCATTTTAGTAAATTGTATTTACCATTTGTAATATCAGATACAATAGAACATGCAACACCAATAATAGCAGGGTCACCAGTTAACAATAAATAATCATCAGCTTTGAAATCTTTTAAAAGTTTTCTAAGTTTGAAAATTAATGGTCCTGGTGAAAAAATAATTTGAGATAATTCAGGTAGTAATGTTTTTATCTCACCATACTGCATTGCACCCGTTATATTTATTTTAGGTGTGCCTGCTTGGCTTCCTGGTACTTCTTGTACTACATAAACTATTCTTTCTGACATTGACAAACAATATAAAGATGTTATATACTTTGTCAATAGAAAGAAGAAAAAATATTATGAATTATAAATTTAAAACACAGCCATACGAGCATCAGCTTAAGGCGTTAGAAATGTCGTGGGAAAGACCCTACTTTGCATACTTTATGGAGATGGGTACTGGTAAATCTAAAGTATTAATAGATAATATAT